AGTCGGCAAGAGCGGCACTAACCAAGGATGACAAACTAACAGTAGATACAGTCAAGAGAGCTGCTAGAATTCTTAAGAATGCTAACGCTCCAAAGATTGACAAGTACTACGTTGCTATCATCAATCCTGATACCTCGTACGACCTACAGTCTGATGAGGCATGGATCGATGCATCAAAGTATGCAGGTTCAACTCAGATCTTCGAGGGAGAGGTTGGAAAGATTGCAGGAGTAAGATTTATCGAGTCTACAGAGGCTAAAATCTTCAACGAGAAGAGCACATCCGGAGCTAGAATCTACGGAACACTATTCCTAGGAGCTAACGCATACGGAACTACCGAGATTGAAGGTGGCGGACTCGAGATGATTGTTAAGCAGAAGGGTTCAGCAGGAACAGCAGACCCACTCAATCAGAGAGCAACTGCAGGCTGGAAGGCTGCAAAGACCGCGGAGCTTCTAGTCAGCCCTTACATCGTAAGATGTGAGCACTGCGTAACACTGGAATCTGATCCAAACTAATTCATAAAGCTAGCCTGTAATTCTGCAGGCTAGCAATATTGATATAAGGAGAAAGAATTATGGCAAAGAGAAATGAAGAGCTAGAAGCTGTTGAAACTATGACAGATGAAGAGGTTACTGAGGCGGTAGAAAATACTGCAGATGAAGAGGCTACTGAAAACACTGCTCCGGTAAGCGATGATTACCTAGAAGAGCTTGTTGAAATAATGCTATTCAAGGATTCGGACAAATACTCCGATGATCTAGTAGTCACGCTTAACGGCAAGAACTACCAGATTAAGAGAGGTGTCAAGGTTATGGTGCCGAGAAAAGTGCAGCTAGTTATTGAGGATTCAATGAAGCAGGCAGGACTTGCCGCTGACTACGAAGAAGAGGCACAGCAGCAGTACAAGGAACTTGAGAATAGGCTATAAGGCAGCTATAACGCTGTGTAAAGCGAGGGCTGAGGCTCTCGCTTAATTTATTAAGGAGACAATATGAAAAGAATCAGCGTAACGGTAGATATAAACAAAGTAAAGTCCATCATTGTTAATGGACTAGTACAGTTCGATGATGATGCAGCGATAGACATCAAGCTACTTAATGGTAGTAGCTCGTTCGACTTTTCGGAGTATACCGCTGTAACAATCGAAATTATCCGTCCGGATGGAAAAGCTTTTGTTGATTGCATAGGAGACCACTTAACAGTTGAAGATGCAGCGCAAGGATTTCTAACATATAAGCCGGTTCCAGAAGTCACAAAACTTGTAGGTTTGTACTTCGTGGATATTTCCATATATACAAATGGCAAGAAGATGACTACATCAAGATTTACATATAACGTATCAGATGGAAACATAGACAATACCGAGATCGAGAAAGAAGAATATTACCCGGTACTTCTCGCACTTGTAAAAGAGGTATCAACATACAAGGCGGCAGAAGAGGCTAGGGAGCGAGCAGAGAAGTTAAGAGCGAGCGAAACCGCAGGCATTATTGCGCAGGCAAACAAAATTCTAGAGAATATCCAAGAAAAGCAGGGTTGTCTAGATGATTTATACAGTGCATTTGTACAAATAGCCAACGAGATAACCGGTAGTAACTTTGATGTTACATCGCTTATAACAGCATCTAGCCTTGAAACCAGATTAAAAGGTATCTATCCAATCAAGGATGGCAAAGAAGGAATTGAAGAAGGACAGCTAGGGTTCGACAAAACAAAAGGACTGCTATACATAGGCGGTTCGGAAGTTAAAGTATTAAATAAGCCGGAAGTCGCTATATCAGGAACTGAGCCAGAAGATAAGAGCCTGCTATGGCTAGATAACGTAAGCGGTAAGGTTAAATACTACGCTGGCAGTACATGGAGTGAGGCTAAATGCTTTGCAGTATATAAGTAGGTGATGATATGGCAACAACTCTATTTAATCAATGGGTGATACATAGTGGACCCAGAATCAGACTTACTGCCACAACAGATTATTATCGTGATGGCGCATATATGTATTACCGTATAAACACATATATCCACAACCTAGACTATAGCCAGTCGTGGTATGGGTGGTACCTAGACATGGCAGTGTACATAGACGGACAATATATGGGCACTACGAGGTTAAAACAGAATAAACCTATCAGATGGTCGGGTATTAGTAATTCGACGCCATATTACGGAGTCAAACGTGTTTCTGGCAATGCCCATATCAAGATTGTATTAACATCGAATAAACCTAGATACGGACAGAGAGTGTGGGAAAGTGGCGGAGCGTTGCCTGCGCCACCGCTAAGCACAGCCGGATTACTAATGCTAAAAGATATTACTGAATCCGGAATGATAGTTAATATAAGCGGACTACCTACAGGATATGAAAAAGAGCTCCGCTTCTGGCATAGGGCAAAAGGTGAGGCGTGGAACCATATTGGAAATAAAACTGTATCTAACAGCAGTAGAGATTGCAGCATGGCATTTAATGATCTTATAGCTAACACTAGCTATGAAATATCAGTAGAGGAATTCGTGGATGGTTACAAAATAACTTCGTTTGATTCAGTAATTACGTTACCTAGTGCAAAAGGAGAGCTGACCACAACTACTACAGAAAGCGAACTGATAGCGGTTGAAGAGGTTAATTCAAACATTTCATACGCTAGAACGCTAGAGTGGTATATAAGGCCGGCAGGTGCAGGAAATTTTCAGTATATGGGAGAAGATGAATTACCTGCAGGTGTAAGCACAAAGGCGAGGAAGTTTGAAAAACTCACAACGGGCTGTAGATATGATGTTAGAACGCTCATTAAACACAAGGATACCGTTTTAAAAGAAACCGTTGTATCGGATTCTCTTAGACCTAGTAGCGCAGTTATAAAAGCTGAATCAGATACATATAGCAGCATCCAGGTAAACGTATCTCACATGGTGAATACCGGATGGGAGCGCACTATAAAAGCGAAGTATAAAGCTGCGCAAGAATCAGAATACAGAGAAGAGAGCGTGACAACAGGAAATGAAAGCACATTTGTAAACCTAAAGAACCTCAAAGCTTTCACAGATTATGAAGTCATAGTTGAAATCTATAGAGATTCCCAGATTATAAAGTCCTGGGCTGAAACTGTTAAGACAAGAGAAATGGGGTTTGTTGCAATTCCTGTTATCAAAAGCATTGAATCTGTTATCAGAACTAAAGATGCTGTTATCAACTGGTTTGTTAACGATGACAGAGACGAAATGAGCTATGACATTGAATACAAGATTGGTGAAAGAGAGTGGACGAAGCTTATAACAACCAAGTATAAGCAAAAGCTCACAATAACTTTACCTAGCGGCAATACTGAATATCTAATCAGGATAAAAGGATATGCCACAGATTCAACAAAGATATCTTATTCTCTAGAAGTACCAGTATATACATATCATCGCTTCGAGTATGACAGCGTTGTTAATGCGCAAAACGAAATCGCCTTAACAAGCGCTGAGGTAAACAGACTTATACGCTTTATCAATAAAAAAGTTGGTAGCAGCTTAATGTTTATTGAAGAGGGCGAATCTATCACTTTAGAAAAGCATAATGAATTAAGAAGGACGTTGGCCCTGAGTGCAATTCCTAACGGAGATATTAAAGCTGTGGACTGGGTATCGCTAAAAAACAAGGTAAATGAGGGTTAAATATGAATACAGCAGAAGTAATTAAGACGGTTAACGATCGTTGTCCGAACACGTGCACTGACGAAGAAAAGATAGCATATGTTAACGAGATTGAAAATATAGTTCAGAGAGAACTGTTAAATCTCGAAGAAAAAGATATGAAGAGGCAGGTAACTAGCGACACGCAAACAGAAGAGCTGCTACTAGAAAAGCCATTTGATCTAATTTATGTGTACTATGTGGCAGCTATGACTTGCCAAGCAATGGAAGAGTGGGATTCATTTAACGCTTGGCTGAGCTTATACAATAGCCGAGCAGTAGACGCGCGTAACTATTACATCACAAAAAGCAATAGATACAAGAACTTAAGAATTAAAAACTTTTTCTAGGAGGCAATATGCTACTCAAGGAAATACAGCCGAAGATAAACGGCAAACAGTCGGTATTACAGTTCAAGGGATATAACGCAAACGCTGTAATAGATGATGGCGAAATGAGAGACATGTACAACTTATCATCTGATAAGTATCCGGTGTTATCTCAAAGAGCGCCAAGAAATATCATAGATATGCCGGTGCAACATCCAAGGGATATCATCGTAAAAAACAATGTGCCATACATCATAGATAGATACGAGGTAGACGGAGAGATAAGGACGTTTATCAAATACTCTAAAGGTGGCACGGATTACCAAAAGCGAATAAATAATATCATGCCTAAAACTATGGTTGCACATAATAACAAAATCTGCATATGGCCAGACAAGGTGTATTTAGATATTACAGATAACACTGTAAAACACATGGACGCATCAGTGCAGGGCACGGCAACAATTAAGCCAGGTAGCATATATCTAGTTGGTGCAGATTTATCTGAATTCTCTGTTGGTGATGCTGTTGAGATATCAGGATGCAAAAAGCAACCAGGCAATAATACGGTGATCGTGATTAAGAGTATAGAAGGTAGCACAATTACCACTTACGAGAATTCATTCAGAATGCCGAGTGACGATGTGACCAAGGAGTCGTACGTTGAAGAGGAAGTGAAACTTGCTAGAGAAATCCCGGACCTTGATTACGTCATGGAAAGCAACAATAGATTGTGGGGCTGTAGGAGCGAGGACAACACAATCTATGCTAGCAAGTTGGGTGATCCGCTTAATTGGAATTACTTCCAGTCGCTAGCAAACGATTCATACGCACTAGAGGTTGGCTCAGATGGTGAATTTACAGGGTGTGCCGCATATCCTACACACCTAATCTTTTTCAAAGAACATCATATGCATAAAGTGTTCGGAAGTATGCCTAGTCAATATCAGCTATACAGCACTGAGTGCTTTGGAATAAGAAAAGGCTCTGATAAATCGGCTGTAATCGTGAATGGTGTATTGTACTATCATTCATTAACAGGCGTAATGGCTTATGATGGCGGAACATATCCGGTAATGATATCGGAAGCGTTCGGAGATTATCAGTTCAAATCAGCTGTCGGCGGAAGCAACGGTAAGAAATATTACATTTCGATGCTAAATGAAAACGAAAATAAATATAATATCTTCACTTACGATATACTTCGCAGACTATGGCACAAGGAAGATGAAACAAAAGTAACAGCCTTTGCCAATGTGAATAACGAACTTATATACATAGCAGATGGCAATATCTGGACTACTACTGGAAAGCGCCCGGAAGATGATATTAAGTGGTTTGCTGTATTCGGACCATTTGATGAATTCGTAGAGAATATGAAATCTTATAAAAAAATAAACATGAGACTAGATATGCAGCCGGGAGCACAACTAAGGATAAGCACTCAAAGTAGTAACGGTGAATGGGAACCAATATACGAGTGCGAAACAGAGCGAGGGAAAACACTTAGTGTTCCAATTATTCCTAATAGGCAAGCGAAATTCTCTATAAAGATTGAGGGAGTGGGAAGAACAGATATTGAATCGCTTACAAGATATTATAGAGGCAGGAGGGATAGACCATGATAACTGTACCAAACAGAACAGATATGTCAGATGAAAGCCTTGCACTCAGGACGATAGATGAAAACTTGCGAAAGCTCGCAGATGAAGTGCTCATGGAAATCATGAATGTATCAAAAGAACCAAGCAAGAAAAAAGAAACATCTGAAAGCAAGATAAATAAAGAAGCACCCAGAGTCCATATCGCCTATGCAAGTAGCGGAGATGGCGCAGTGGGGTTCAGCACCACAGATAGCACTGGAAGAACGTATATAGGAATCTACACAGATTTTAAAGATGCAGCTAGCACAGATCCTAAAGCGTATAAGTGGACGAAAGTCAAAGGCGATAATGGCGTAAGCGTAAGTTCATATACTAGGTGGTATTATTTAGCGGTAGAAACTCCAGAAAAACCAGCGCTTAAAGTTCCTCCTAGACCGTGGACTATAACAGAACCTAACTACATAGAAGGGAGCCCAAACAATCTATACTATGTAGACCAGAGTGTTTTCTCGGATGGAAGCTTTTACTACTCAGATGTTCAGGTGTCAAGCTCATATGCTGCCGCTAAAAATGCATTTATCAAGGCTTTAGAAAATCATAAAAAGACACTAAAGCAACTCGAGGATTTAAGCAGACAGACGAAAAAAGAAATCGCAGATGCAGCGGATAGCATATCTAGAAAGATTAAGACAGAGTATTACTCATCAGCCGATATGGACGACAAGATTGCTAATATCGAATCGCAAATAACGCAAACGGATAACGCTGTAAATGTTAAGTTTAGCGAAGCCCTCAAAAACATAAATGATCTAAAGTTTGATTCGGATAAAAAGTATAGCGAAATTATAAGTACTATAAGGCTAGATAAGAACGGAATATCTATAGGCAAAAGCGGTAACAGAATATCCATGAATCTAGACAACGACAAACTGAGGTTCATGCAAGAAGGAATAGAAGTTGCGTATATGAGCGATAACAAGTTATATATACAAAATGCGGAGGTACTCAGCAGTATAAAGCTTGGCAAATTTGCGTTTATGCCTGATACCGAAACAGGCAGTTTATCATTTGGAAAGGTAGAAGATTAATGGCAAATACATGCATATATGAATTCATCCCGGTAGATAAAAAATACAGCTCTCTTGAAGAGGGGTACGGATGCATTATACCGGGATACTCAACGGTAACACCAGTGGTTCGTGGCACGCTTACAGATAAAATGAAACCTTACTATTTGTATGCGTCGACCTACGATGAAGAGGTAAGGTTGAAAACAGTTACTATTTGTGAAAACCAAAAAGTAAACGTGAATGAATTAAAGAGTCCAAATTCATACACCGTAACCGAAAGCGGAGATGAATTAAATTATAGGTTTGAACTCCCAGATGTGCTAGTGCCGACTCACTATTTTTCGCCAGTATATCATGAATATGAACCGCTAATAGCATACATCAGCGCTGCAAACGAA